CCGAGACTACTGGAGATTTAAATGTTTATTTAACTCAATTAATTGAGGCAGAAGTAAACAAGAATAAAGGAACCTAATATTTAGGTTCCTTTTATTTTTTACCCGCTGGTTCCCAATTTTTTGGGCAAAATCTATTAAGCAAAAATGCCAATTCCGCGAATATCAATAGAAGGAGGAATTGAAATGATTCCAGAAGAAGGACTTAAAGAACTTGAAACATTCTTTTATGAAACTACAGGACTAAGTCCAGGTTATACAAGAGAAGAATGGAATAAATATTATCTTGCCTCATTAGAAGATCTTGCAAGTCGTGAAGGAGGAGCATATGAAAAAGAAATCCTTGATATGATGAAAATGATTATAGAAGATAAAGATTATACTACGCTTCACTCTATCCTATGCAATTATGATATTCTTATTAAGAAAGAACTTAATGAAGATATGAAATTACCATTTTGGAGCTACGCCGCAACTCTAGGCTAGGCTTAAAGAGAATTTACAAAAATTTTTGGCAAAGTAGGTTAATGAACTTTCCCAGTTTTTCATATATTAGTGAAAGACCCAATAAAATGTGAAGGAGGAGAAAAACTAAATGCCAATGAACTATTCATATTACCCACAGTAGCAACCTATCTCTTACTATGGAAGATAGCCCTACATAGACCAAGCTTAGGTTTAGGCGCAGCCGCAAATAGGGATTAAAGGACATCCTGTTTCTTCTATTGATGAGGTAAGAGCTACTAGCGTAGACTTTGATGGTTCCGTATTCTATTTCCCAGATCTCGCTAATAAGAAGATATATACGAAACAAATTAATCTAGATGGTACTTCGACATTAAATGTTTACGAGCTAAAACTTGCGCCAATAGAGACAACGGGAAACTTCATAACAAGAGAAGAGTTTGAAAGAGCTATTAATCAACTTAAACAATCTTTCGCGGCGGTGCCTCAAACCTAGATTGAAGAATCTCAAAACGAGGCTCCGCAAATTAAATTCTAAATAAGGAGATGTGAATATGAATCCATTGGAGCTTATTAAAAATGGGCAAAACCCCTAGCAGTTAGTTATGAGTATGCTAGAACAATCAAGTCAAGGGAATCCTATGATGGCAAATTTAATGAATCTAGTTAAGCAAGGAAATACTACCCAAATAGAACAAATAGCTAGGAATCTCGTCGCTTCTAGGGGAGGAGACTTTGACAAAGAGTTTGCCAGCTTCAAACAAATGTTGGGTCTTTAAAATTAACAAGGAGGAACTTATATGTTTAATACTCAAGGTTACAGTTTGTCTGATATTGCTGCTGCAAGCGGTGAAAACAAGGATGGATTCGCCAATAATGGCGCATGGTAAACAAATCTGCCATGGGTAAATCGCGGAAAAAATCTGGAAGGCTGAAATGCTAATCAGAGGTGAAGGATGGGGGCAATACTCCTTCCAGCCGCAACGCATAGCAAGTGAAACTCGAAAGAGAATATAATCTTGCCAAGAGGCCGCGACAACTTTAAAGAAAAGGAGAGTAATAATGGAAATTGAAAAATTTATCTTTAGATCTGGAGAATCTAAAGAACAAGAAGATAATAGTTTTCAAATATGGTTCATAATTCTATTGGCTCTTTTACTTATAGGGGACGATAAACTTCTATAGAGTAACGATGAAGAGTTGAAAAGATATGCTGAACTATTACAAAAACCAAGTAATAGATCTGAGAGATAAAAAGCTCTTAGGGTAACAAATTGGGATAATTATTTTATTTTTATTCATGTTTATGGGCTATGGCAATAACGGATGGGGTAATGCTAATAATGCTGCCACCCAGGGTGCTTTAACTCGTGCTGACCTATGCCAGGATATGAATTTTCAACAGTTAGAAAACAGTGTGCGGGGAGTCCAGCAAGGGCTCTGCGACGGATTTTACAGCAACAACACAACCTTGCTTAACAACTTTGGCAACCTTCAGAGAGACCTCTGTACTGGATTTACTTCGGTCTCACAGGGAATCAACAGTGTAAATAGCGCTATAGCCGAGAATCGTTACGCCATGGATTCATGCTGCTGTAACACTAACCGCAATATCGATAGCGTAAAATTCGAGAATGCACAAAACACTTGCGCGATTACTAACGCGATTCATCAAGAGGGCGAATAGACTCGTGCCCTAATTAATGCTAATACTATGCAGGAACTGCGGGATCGCCTCGAGGCGAAGAATACCGAGCTTCTTGGTGCTAATTTCTAGCTTAGTCAGTGTGCGCAGAATCAGTATCTTGTGAATCAGCTTAAACCATGCCCAATTCCTGCGTACCCCGTGATGAATCCAAATTCATCTTACCCTTACGCGGTAGCCGCAGTTGAAAGTTTAAGCGGCGGTTATGGTTGCAATTGCGGCTAATTAAGGAGGAATGAATAATGGAGATTACAGCTGTTGCGGCTCAGACAGTTGGTAGCAATCAAGATGTATTATTTACGGCGACTCCAGTCGATGGTAATTGCTCCATAATGCATCGTCAGGGGAGTGGGATAACTACTCTTCGTGGTATAACCAGCGGTCAAAGTAGGGCAAGATATCGAGTAGTCTTTGGGGGCAATGTGGCGGTTCCTTCTACGGGGACCGCTGGCCCCATCACTTTAGCCATCACGTTAGATGGTGAGCCAGTAGGTTCAGCTACAATGATTTCTACTCCAGGTGCGGTCAATCTATATAATAACATAGCAGCTTCTATTTTTATTGACGTGCCGAAAGGTTGCTGCTCTCAAATCACCGTAAGAAATATTACTTCTCAAGCTATTAGCATTTAGAATGCTAACTTAATTGCGGAGAGGGTGGCTTAATATGATGCACAGAATGAAAGAAATTCAGCACTGCCTATTAGGAATTGTAGAAGAGGAAACGCATGATCTGGAGCACGTTTCCGCAAGTGAGCTAGGCGAAGTAGTAGATATGATTAAAGACCTTTCTGAGGCTATGTATTACTCTTCTATTGTTGCCGCAATGGAAGAAGCTAGTCCAGAAGAAAAAATTGCTCATGATAAAACGCACAGAATGGAAGACCATATGAAATTAGCAGCTCCTGAAGCTAAATAATTTAAAGGGAAGAGATTTAATATCTCTTCCCCTTATTTTTTTACTCTGATAGATCTTTCTTTACTTTTTCCTCTACCATGGTAAACAACATATCGCCATCATGATTTCCATCCAAAGAATTATAGATTGCGTGGTCTTCTTCAAGAGACTCATATTCCGCAAGAGTTACTTTATGCTCTTCTTCAAGATATTCTCTGCATTGATTTTTAAATATCTTTCCTTGGACATTTAAAATACCATGTTTTACAACTTCTACCTCATCATTTAAAACATGAATAGATTGGTCAAGCTATTCATTACTTTTACGAAGTTCTTCTCCATTTTTTGCAAGAAGATTTTGGAGCTCTTTATAAAATTCTGCTTGTTCTTTTGATTTTTGATGTTTCTTTTCATCTTGATATAACTTCCAAATCTTCTTACAAGCATAGCCTAACCCCGCTGCTATAGCCCCGAATAGCGCTTCTAACCAATATTTAGCTATAAAAGTAAGCATAGAAAATCTTCCACTCCCCATCAATAAAGTTTTCTAGTACTCTATTTATGAGAATGGAAGATAATGAAATGATTTAAATTGCCCAAAATTACCAAGCCCCATGGGAATGAGAAAGATGATGTTCTCCTATGCAAATTGCATCCGCTATATCTTGCACCACCTTGACGCTATACTTATCAATTACGAACTATTGGGCATTTTTTTTCTATTCTTGGCGTGTGCGGCCTTTGATTCCTAGAGTTGACTTCCATGATGAAGCTAGAACGGAACTATGTGGAATTCCCTATTCTTCAAGGTATTCGGAGATAGTACCATAGACTTCCGCAAGCACTTTAAAAGTTTTTACATTGTTAGCTACATTGCTCTGCTATTGAATATCTTCATATACCACTTCATCAATCTAGTTATTTAAGATTAAGTCAGCTAGCCATTTTCGGATTTTTACCAATCTTTTGTCTACTGATTCATCATCCACAGAAAACTTGCCATAAGAATCGAGCTTTCCGTCTTTAAAAATCGCGTATCCCGATACATGGCTACTTTGGTCTAATGCTAAAAGATTCATGTTCCAGTGCTTCCGAAACCTCCTTCTCGAGTCCCTTCCGCGGAGTCATCATCAATAGTCAAGTAGTTTTTAATAATACCTTGACCGATTCTATCTCCACGCTTAAGTTGAATAGCGAATGGAGCTAAGTTGATGATTTGAAAGAAGATTTCACCCTCATTAGCGCTTGAGTTGTAGTAGTCCGCATCGACTATACCCACCCCATTAGCCATGATAAGCCAATGCTTCAAAGGAGTGGAGCTCCGCACGCTAAGTTCAAGATACTGCCCGGGTTCAAGATGACATTTCATGCCAGTCGATACCAAAGTAACTTTAGTGCCGAGGTCTTTGGTCACAGAGGCCATTTCATCAAGAGTAAGAGGATTAATGAAAGCATAGTAATCTTTAGGACGGTCTTTCTCAAAAAGAGCATCTTGAATCTTAGTCTTGATAAAGTCATACGGAGGAATTACAATATCTTCTGCCACTACAAAGTCATACCCTGCGGAATTTGAGGTAGCGCGTGTCGGGAGAGGAAGGTCAACATTCGCAAATCTTTGAACTTTTTCAAATTTAATCATTGGCCTTCTCCTCCATAAGAACAGTTTGGATGCCTTCTGGCTCTTTCTCGTTGTCTATATTAAAACTTACTTTTACAAGCTGATAAGTTTCGACAACTTCTCCTTTAATCTTGATCTCTTTCGTCGTGTATGTAAAAGAATTAAGCTCTCCGACTGCATTCTTTTCAAGATACTTCCTTAGTTTAAGGGCGTCTTCAACGGTGGGCACACGATAAGTTGTGGTGGTTTTTAAAGTATAATACATAGTTAAATACCTTCTACTGTAATCTTTTTTAAAGAATCATACTCGTTAATCAGTTGCTTGATTTCAAAAGAAGTCTCATAGGGAGCCTTGGATTTCACGCTGAAAATCTCGTTTTCATAAGCGAGAGAAATAACCTTTTTAGCTAAGTCATCTAAATCTGAACTAATAGCTACGCTTCTAGATTTTCCATTCTTACAAATGAAAATTTCACTCTCTCTGGCAAATGGATTATAACTTATAAGGATTACGTCGTTCATAGAGTAATCACCCCGCCATCATAACGGAAGAAAGCATACATATTACATTCTCCGGTAATATCAATAATCCAAAACTCAATTGCTTGTTCGTTTTCAGATAGTTCTATGGCTCTAATAGAACCAAGTTTACTCATCAGTTCTACAACATTTTGAGCAAGTTCTTTTGAAGTAGCACGCTCTTTGTTATATAGAGTATAATAATGAATATCATGATTCAAAATCATATAATAACGGTTATTAGTATTTTTAATATATTCTTTTATAAGGTTAGTTCCATACTAAATACCATCTTCATTTAACTCGGGCAAAGAAGCATAACTAGCTTTATTCATCTCATAAAGAGTCATTCTAATCCTCCTTTATCTTATAATATAATAATATATTTTTTACAAGCTGTCAACTAATAATGCCCCTACCGCATTACCAAGAGTTACTACTAACAAGAAAATAACTACATCAATAGAGAAGAATCCAGCCGATAAAAAGTAGCATAAATCAGCTATGCAGTGCTCCGCACCGAAAGTTATAAATCCTATTACGCAAGCTGGAACCATATAATCTTTACCTTTGCGGAAGCACGCTACCGCGCAGTATATAAGGATGCCACATACAGCGCCTTTTAAAAAGACTAGTGGAGTAGGGGTAGAGAGTTTAGAGGCAATTAGAGAGCTTGCGGAAATGGGCGGGAAAGCAAGGATTCCGCAAGCCCCAATAATATTACCTAAAAGAATAATTAAATTATCCTTTAAATCTTCTTTACTCTTGATATAGCCAACGCTTCCGGTAAATAACTTAAAATCCATATTTAAGATTAAAAGTAACCCAATGGAGAACAGACAAGCTCCAATAATTCCATTTATTTGCAGATAAATATAGCTTACTATAGCTATAGATATTCCGCCCATTATACTCTTTTTAATCATGTAAATGTATCACCCTCTGATTGCGGCTGCCGCGCATGAAGAGCGTTATATCACGCTCTTCTTCTTTGTATGGCCCATCAATTAATACGTTAATCGAATTTAATATATTCTTTATTCTCGGGTCGCTATCTTTTATTAAATCTTCATAAATAAACCCAGTCCAAAGATAAATTTTAATATTTGGATATTTTTCTTTAACGGTATTTATAATCAAATTGGTTAAAAATCTGTTCTCTTGGCATAATGATTCTCCGCCTTGGATTCCTAGCGTTCTAACAATTCCATTAGCCGTTAGTCCTTCAAGAATTTCTTTCATGGTATCGCTAGTAAATTCCTTACCTTTGTTGAAATCCCAGGTTTCTGGATTGTGGCAACCTGGGCAACGCAATGGACATCCTTGGGCAAAGAATGTTAACTGAATACCGGGAGCGCCAGAAATATCATTTTTAATTAATCCTGCATACCTCACTTAAACGTACCTCCAATGTAGTGGCTGTTTTGTATCTGGATGCTTTCCACAAGACTTCCTTTTTCCTTGTATCTATTGAGCGATATGTGAACGCAAAGAACTTTTCCCATTGTTACACCACATAGAGGCTAAAGATACTGTGTCAAAAATTTGTCCTGTTCCGATGCACTGGACTTTTCTTGCAGCTGGATTTAATCCATCTGACAATTTTACACTTATTTTTTCCTTTGTTTCTTCCGATAGATGTTTCCCGTATAAATAATGATTTTCTCCTCTAATGCTTGAAAAATCTCTATTACGCATTTTTTCTCTAGTTTCCTCGGAAATAGGAGGTCGTTTCTTCTAAGCTTCTCTCATATGCTATTTAGCTTCCTCTGTCGCTTCGTGATTTAAACCACCAGAATATAAATTATATCCATGTTTTTTATTGGTTGAATCATAAAACTTTATCCAATATTGTTCTCGCTCATTTGCTTCTTCATAAGTATCTACTTGCTCAATTATAGACGGTTCAAAATTATCCCAACCATATTTCTAAATTGCGTTCCAAAAGGCTTTACAAGCTTTATATCCAGCACCTTGTTTTCTGGCTCTTTCAGCCATGCTTTGTTTAGTTTGCCCAATATAAACCTTATGGTTTACTTTATTTTCATATTTATAAATGGTAATCATTATTCTCTCCCCCCTACGTGTTTAACTCTCATTTCTGCCTCTTGCTGTTTTCCTAGATTAAAAGCACTTTTATAATCACCAGTTAGATATCCTGTAACACGACGTAGGCGCCGAATATCGTGGCTTCCGCACATAGGACACTCATCATTAATTTCATCTGTATATCCGCAACTTAAACACGTGTCATTCGGAACGTTGATAGCGAAGTATGGAATATCATGGTCCATAGCATAATTCACTATAATTTCAAGAGCTTCGGGGTTATGTTTTGCGGTTGAATCTAGTTCTACATAAGTGATACATCCCGCGGAAGAGTACCCAGTAAGTTGCGATTCAATATCAATTTTTTCAAAAGGAGAAACTTGTTCCCATACAGGCACATGAATAGAGTTGGTAAAGTAATCATTCTCACTTACATGAGGGATCTTACCATACTTATCTTGGAATTTTTTCATGGCCGTGTAGCAAAGATTTTCGGCGGGAGTCAGATATACACCGAAGTTTAAGGAGTATTCTTTCTTAAATTCCGCACATTTATCTTTGAATAATTGATAAATTTGTTTAGCCAGTTCCATTCCTTTTTCTGTTGTTTGGTCGCAATCGGCAAGGATTTGAAGAGTCTCAGCAAGTCCTAAGCTGCCGATTGCTAAAGTCCCATGTTTTAATGCACTACGAATACCCTCTTCTGGAATGTAGCCTTCCATTGTCCCATTCTCATACATAAACTTTGCGCTAGATGGAGATTGAGAACAAATATAATTAAAACGTTCAATGAGCATATCCTTGGCTTCATAAATTTTAATATTAAGCAATCTTAAAAATGCTTCTGCTTTTGCTTCATCAGTGATGTTATTCCACTCGTTTTTTCCATATCTATCAAGGAGCCATTCTTTTGTTTCCATGGCTAAAGTAGGCATAATAATAGTTACGGGGCAAATATTACCACGACCATCTTTTAGCTGACCGAACCCATTAACATCGTATCCGTTAGCTGTTCTACAACCCATGGTCGAGAAGTATGTTTTCGGGTCATCTCGGTCATAACCTTCATTACCACTCCAATCGCAATTAGCGTAGT